CTACATAGAGAGTAGATGGATGAAGAAATAGTCATCGACCGCGGACACACGACTGTAATGAAATTAGACGCCGATGAACAGGCCCTGATGGATGAGATTGAAATTTCAGCCCCACGTCCTCAGCCGGTCCCCAGACCCGCTCCCTATCGACCCCAAAGACCTGTCCACCAAGAACAGGAAACGATGGATGCCTTTGTAAACCCCAATAAGCAGACGGCCCCACGGCAACCTATGCAGGAGGAGGAGATTGATTATGGTGAGGATGAACCTATGTTTTATGATGATGGGGAGCCCCAAATGAATGGCGCACCCCCAGGTGAGCAACCCTCTAAGGGATACACATCGGTGGATGAGGAGAAGTCCGATCTCATCAACAAGTTGGCACGCCTCGAGAAGAAGGGATTCGCTGTGAACAAACGCCTGAATGCATACTCAAATGTGGAGGAACTCAGGGCTGAGGTTAAGAGGATTACCTACAGCATAGATGTGGAGCAGTCTATTCGTTTCTCTAGGCGAATGCTGGTGGCGTGTGTGACTGGTCTCGAATTCCTCAATAAGAGGTACAACCCTTTCGAGATTCAATTAGAGGGGTGGTCTGAGTCTATCATGGAGAATGTTGACGACTATGATGGTGTATTTGAGGAACTCTACGTCAAGTATAGGTCAAAGGTCAGTGTAGCTCCAGAGGTCAAGCTCATCATGATGTTGGGTGGGTCGGCCATGATGTTCCACCTGACCAACTCGATGTTCAAGTCGGTGATGCCCAACATGAATGATGTGATGAAGCAGAACCCAGACCTAGTCAAGAATATGATGAACGCTGTTCAGAATACAACACGAAACCCTGGGGGTCCAGCGACAGAGGCCCCAGTTGGTGGGACTGGGCAGTATGAAATGCAGGGCCCAGGTCTAGACATTTCCAGTTTAATGGGTGGTATTATGATGCCCCCACCACCCCCGATGAACACGACACCCCCCACAATCCAAGAAGAAGAAGACGTCTCCGACATCATGTCCGTATCAGGTGACTCTACAGGTGGTGAGGTTAAGGAGGTCAATGTGGGGTCCACAAAGGCTAAGAGGACCAGACGAAAAAAGAAGACTGAAATTAATCTCTAAATACTATATAAATGATAGCGTACTGTCCGCTTGAGGAGGTAGATCCTCCCGTCCGACAACAGAAAGTTGTCGAAGAACCGGTGGAACCTAAGGAGCCAACGGTTGGTCGCGAAGAAACTGAAATGAATTACGTCATCATGGGTTTCATTGTCGGCGTGATTATTCTCGCCGTCTCTGATTCCATCAGGGCGTAAATGTATTGAATCTACCTTGGGGTGTCCCCCCAAGTTAGTTTCCAAATAAGATACCTGCCATCCCATCTTTGATTCTCAAAATGTTGTAGTTAACGGCATATACGAATATAGATTCATCCGTTCTATTTATACCTCTCACTGCGTTTCGGATAATAAGTTTAGCGTTGTCGATACGACTGAAGTTGCACGTCCCAGTTGGACTGTATTCGGATGCATTTAAACAAAAGTGTGTTGTGTAAAATCTCGTATACAGCATAGCTTTGTTTACGGGGTCATATACAATTTGACCAAATTTGGATTTGAAATAATTCTCAATTGTGTGAAAGTACATGGGATTCATGGATTCCAATAGGGGTGTACCATTGAGGTGAATGTCACATGTGTCAAATGAGAAACGGTCATTTATATAGTCACTACCCGTTGTACTGAACCCGAAGAACAAAGACTTCACTGGATGATTAAACTGTGAAATATCTAAACTGTTGTAGTTGGATTCGCTAAAATCTATGGGAAACTCCACCCGTTGTACCTGTGTAACCACCATATCTAACTGACGCTTAATTATTGCCTCCCTTTCATCTGTATCCAGGTAAATATAGTTTCCATACAGAGTGATTTTTTTCTGCGCGGGGGTGGGGCCAGCCACATTATAGTGTGCGTCATCGAAATTGATTCGTAGTTCAACTGTGTGATTCTGTAAGGCTACGAGGGGAAGCACAGTCCCACCGTCACAGAAGAAAAAGTGGAGGGGAACGAAGGCGATGTTTCCTATGTTCGCCTTTGTATTTATTTCCTGTGATTTCGTGTACGTTCCTGCCAAATAATTCGGCCATATATCACTACCGTAGTCATAATGATGGGAATCCACCTTTTGACCACCTATATAGAGATCGATTGTCGAATTGTAAAAGAGATTCGAAGATATGTTACTTTCACCGGTACCTTGGAACCATAGACCATTTATGATATCACCGTATACTGGAATCGTTATCGAGTTGTCGGTGTTTGTTATATCCTTAATCAACTTGGGGGCTTGTGAAAAGTTTGTATGCCTCGCAAATTTTGTTCGAAAAAATGAATGACCATCATCACTGGTGAGATAAACATCTTGCACACCCTTAGAAACAAGTTGTATTAATGCACCAGACATTTATTTATTAATTAGATTATAAAAATAGACACTTTCCCTGAGGGAAGTCATCCTTCTTCTTTTCTTCTCCACCCTTTCCATGAATTTTGAACCCACCTTGGCGATACACCTTCATTCTCTTATAGTACATTGCTGTAAAGACTGACCATGGGTCGTGGATGTCGTAAATGTGGGGGTTATTCTTTTTACCCTTGGTCTCCCTCATGATGCGTCCAATACTTTGAACAATGTCAGACTTTGGGGAGGCCAAGATGACCGTGTCTAGGGTTGGTATATCTAAGCCTTCATGGGCTTGACTGAATGTCGCGAAGATGATCTTCTTCTTGGAGGATTCTTGGAGATCCTTCTCCTTCATACCACCCATGTAGAGCCCAGAGCTCTTTGGAAAACATTGGTGAAGAAATTCACAATGAAATCTTCTATCGCTTAAAACGAGGAGTTGCCTCGTTCCCGCTGAAGCCTTTTTTACGAGTTCTGCCAACATTTTGTTCCTATTTCTGTCTTCGACCAACTCTGTGATCATATTGGGCATAGAGATCTTTCCATTCCTCATAGAGGGTGGGGGGTTGCGGTAATTGAAGCATTCGTAGGTGACTGTAAATACCTCCACCTGTTCCTGATTTTTCCTCTCGACGGCGAAGAATGTGGGTCCCATGAACCAGTGGAGGACTTTGGTGAGTCCATCCTTCCTCTCTGGGGTTGCAGAGAGACCGAAAATATGCTTTGGACACAACTTGAAGAGAGACTGACTGAATACTTTGGCGCATATATGGTGGGCTTCATCTACAATGAGGGTCCCAACACTTTCAAAGTCCGAAAAGCTGTACTCCTTTAGGGAAAGAGATTGTAACATGGCGATGACAAAGTCACAGTCAACCTGTTTCTTATCCTGTTGGACGACACCAACTGTAGCCCCGGGACAAAACTGTTGGATTCTCTCCCTCCACTGATCAGCTAAGAACTGTTTATGAACGACAATCATGGTCCTGTAGCCCAACTTACACGCTATTGCCAGGGATACGGTGGTCTTCCCAAAACCACACGGGAGTGAGAGAACGCCATGACCCGCCTTAAGAGCTGCAGCAAGTGCTTCGTTTTGGTGTGTTGCGTCTCGAAGGGTACCGGCAAACTTCGTTCTAATCCGGGTGGGTTGGGGTCTTCGGTCCTCCTTGGGTTCACCAAGTTTCTCGACACCATAGAAGCGCGGGACACAGATACCATTTTTAGTCGTTTTAAAAACTTTAAAAGGTGGTGGCGGAAATCCATAATCTCCATTGACTATAGGTCTTACGGTAAGTTCTTTTTTAATTTCTTGGAGGGGTCCCCCACCCGTGAGGTACCCAGTTCTAGTGAGAACTGTCATATCCTTAAATATCATAGTGAAACTTTAAATATATTCAGAAGATTTAAGAATCCAGGTAAGTCCTGAATGATTTCCAACATTCCAGTATCCCTTAAATTCAGTTTCAATTTCCACTTCATCTCCCCTGACTAACGACTGTATAGGTTTACCTTTGACTTCACACATCACCCGTCTATATCTAAATGGAACTTTCACTTTGAGGATATTTCCTTCTAGGGGGTTGTCTGGTGTACCAGTCGTTGTGAGAAGGTGTTGTTTATAAAGATGAACAGTGTATATTTTTTTTGAAATGTTTTCTGGAATTAAAAAACGGATATACATCTTCCCATTGTATTCATACATTGGTTCGTAAACGGATGCTGAAATTTTCATTGATGTCTATTACGATATACTAAAATTATAACTATAAGTATCATAAGTAAAAGGATTACAAGTTGACTAACTGTAAATGGTTTTATAGGTTTTCGTGTTCCGAAACATTGGTGACTAAGTGACCTAGAAACTTCCACCGCAGATTCTATACTCGAATATGGTGTATGTCTGGGAGACATCATACCACACATGGCAACTTTAGAGCATTTCCCAAAAAAGGGGAGCT